CAATTCTGTGATTTTCTACCTTGATCTGTTCCTCCTTGACAGAAAGTCTCTTTTCAAGACCATATGTACGCTCAACTACATTGTTGTGTTTATCTACTCTTTTTGTGAGTTCATCCAGTTTGTATTCCATAAGAGCTCTAGTCTTTTCCTGCTGCCCGTGATTGTTCAGTAGACAAATCACTAGTGTTACGCCTGCTGAGATGCAGGCTGAAATAATTGTTTCCATAGCCATACTTCTTTCTTTAAAATTTATATCTGGGTCTCTCTTCTTCCCACAATAACCATCTGATCCAATCATCCAGGTAAACTGCCACTGCTGAAAGAAAAAACCATAATACTGTAAACTGCGGACAGATCTGTCCCCATAAATTACCTGGCAGATTACTATAATCCCATACATTCCAGTCCAATATGATATTTACTATAATCCCGGAAATCAGTTCGAGCCCTGTTATAATTCCTGCTCCTGCTGCCATCTGCCACCGCATCAGAATCTCTTTTTTCTTATGCTCATTGATACATCCAATCAGATAGAATGCTAATCCCCCCACGAAGAACATTGTCCAGTGGCTTCTACCTCTGGCGATCAGTTCAATTAATACATAGATGGTTCCGCCAATTCCAAATAGAATCAGCGGTCTTACCCATTTCATACGTTTTGAGCCGCAATCATTGTTTTCAATGGCTCTGATTGATATTCTTCCGGAATAGTCATTCCATAAGTTACCTTTTCTACTTCTTCGATTTCTTTCAATGCTCTGATATAGATTCTCAAATCTCTGAAATATGTAACGTGCCATGTTACATATTCCATTGCCGTTGCAGTAATTTTAGCCATATCCGCATTGCTATAGAACTTACAATGTTCCTCTTCATCTGAAGTATGCCACGGAATGTTCTGCTCTCCTGCTGCCACTTGTCCCTGCAATCCTACAAGGCTCGTCTGATCTCTCTCCGTTAATGTGAAATGCTCCGTACTTCCATCTGTAAGCACCACTTCCACACCTTCCGCTATCACAGCCTGCTGTGCTACATTCATCTCATTTACTTTCGCTTCCTGAATCTCTTCTAATGTTGGGACATATGGCTCCGGTTCTGGCTCTGGATCCGGCTCTACATATACACTTCCATCATCTGACAGAATGTATCCGTCTTCTATTGTTCTGTACAATGTGGTGTATGCTTCATATTTTCCATAAGTCTGTCCATCATCTGTCACAAGATGAAATCCCGACAGATTCTGCAATACTCCCTCGATTTTCACGTGATGGAGATCTTGAACTGTTACAGTTCCCATCACTGGTTCTTCTTGATTAAGAAATAGTATGTTCATTTGTTTTCCTTTCTAGTTGAATCTTTAATTAAATAACAAACCTATTTTCTAGTATATTTCACACTTATGATGCAGGCATATTTGCTCCAATCACTGGCCGTTCCGATAGTGATAGTAGATCCATAACCTGTCAATCTCACACTTAATGCATTATAGTTTGAGTTATCAGAAAATGGAGCAGGATAAGTCGCACCTTCGTTGAACGCGAAACTGTTTGCAGGATCAATCCAAAAATACTCAAGGTTGGATAGTCCTGTGCTAACCGTCTTTGTTGTTTTATTTGGTAATGTTCCGCAATCAATCATCTTTTCGTAGATTGGCTTATTCTGCAAATATTGTCCAGTGAATATTGTTTTTCCAACTCCTAGAGTTTGATTATCAACCTTTTTCTCTAATTTGCCATTTAATTCAGTAATCTGGTCCTCAATCATCTTCCCTTGTCGTGCATCAAGCGCATACCCAGCTTCTGTCGTAAGCAGATTATTAATCACATTTGCAATGTTCAGTTTCTTTCCATCCAGTACTTTTCCCTGATAAGCATCCAATACAGAACTTCCTGCTGCTGAAGTTGTCAAATTATTCGCCACTGCTCTGAATGCGGATGCTCCCATATCTGCGAAGTACTTTGCGATCTTTCCGAGAATAGTTGACATCTTCTCATTGCTTGCTATATTTTCCCTCGTTGATGCCTTTGTGAACGCTACCTGTGTATTAGCATCTACTTTTCCTGTTGGACCCTGAGGACCTGTCGGGCCTGTCGGTCCCGTGTCCCCTTTCGGTCCTGTTGCTCCGGTTGGCCCAGTTGCTCCAGTTGGTCCTTGTGAGCCTGTTGCTCCTTTTGCACCCTGTGGACCTTTCAGATTTCCTGTATATACCCACTTAGCCACAGAAGCTGCTCCTCCTACAGTACATCTATATGTATTTCCCGTTGCTGTGTTCAGGTAATTGTCGTTCACAATGGCATCTGTGATTCCTGAACTAGAAAATACTGTTGCCGTTGTGCTTGTTCCCGTTATTGCCGTTCCCTGTGTCCAGCGGCTTCCTCTGGTTCCGGTTGGTCCTGTAGGTCCAACCACCTGTCCTAGATCAATCTGTCTTGCTGCCATTGTATATTCCTCCTAGCTTTCGTATACTGCGATCAAGTGTCCATTGCTGATCTTGAGTGTCGGAGTCTGTCCATCCTTACCGGTTGCTCCTGTCGCTCCGGTTGCTCCGGTTGGTCCCTGTGGGCCTGTCGCTCCGGTTGCTCCCTTTTCGCCTTTTAGGGAAGCGATATACTGTGCTTCTGTTTTTCCTGCATTTCCAGACTGTGCAAGCCATACCTGATACGCTGATTTACCAATCGGTCCTGTTTCACCCCGTGGTCCCTGCGGGCCTGTCTCTCCTTTTTCTCCCTGTGGTCCCCGTGGTCCAATAATCGATCCTAAATCTACCTCTCTTGCCATGTTTCTTTTCCTTCCTTTCTTTTTGAAAAATTTATAATAAAAAACACCAGCCGAAGCCAGTGCTTTCTATCCTATGAATATATTGCGATCAGATGTCCGTCCCGGACTTCAAACTCCGGTGGTTTCCCATCTTTTCCTTTCAGATTTTCCAGTGGAACAAGATCGTTCCAGTCATTTTGGTTCGTGTATCTCCATTGCAGAGCTGTACCATTGTTCCGGATCTCAATCTCATTTCCTCCGGATGTATTTAGTCTTACCTTATCTCCTACCGGTTGGCCTTGAGACATAAGCTGCAGATTGCCATCTGTGATGGTGATATTGTCGGCTTTTGTTTGCAGAAATTCTAATACCTGTTTTAACACTTGGTTTTCATTTGATGCGTTGTAGTCAATTGGTTTTTTTCTCTTAATTACCGGAAGTCTTACTCTCCCAATGGTTTTTCCTTCCTCTGAACTTGATATATAGATATAAGCATCTATACCTTCTCCTTCCGTTAAGAAATCATTTGGAATATCTGCTATAATCTTGTCACATATCACAGTTGCTTCAATAATTTTCGCCGGCCTACATCCGCGCCAATATGAGAAATGGACTTCTACAGCCTCTTGTTCAGATGGCAGGTTAAGTCCCAGAATCTGCAGTTTCTGTCCATAATCCCACTGCGTCAATCCGTATGCAGTCTTTTCTTTTTCTCCCTCTTCGAAATATACTCTTATCATGCTGTCACCTCCTCCAATACATATTTCAATCTTCCATCCACAATTTTCAGCGGTGGGGCTGTATCATATGAGTTGTATGTCAGGATAAGATGTCCTGATTCCACCGACATTGCAAATACTCCCGGATCTAATGATGTAATCACTGCATTCGCATCTTTTCCTGCTGGTCCTTGTGGTCCAACTGGTCCGGTATCACCTCTTGGACCCTTTTCTCCGTCTTTTCCTGGTTCTCCCTGAATCCCCTGTTTGCCCTGCGGGCCAGTTGCTCCGGTTGCTCCTCGGAAATCTCCATTTTGTAGCTTTTTTGTTAGTGTCTCACTAATCTCTTCCGCTGTCTTTGCAGCATTCTCAGCATGCTTTGTAGCTTCTTCCATGCCTTTTATGAAGTTGTTCATCCATCCAGCTTCATTCTCGCTTTCCGGAACATCTCCTTCACTGAAATTTCGATGCACCTCTATCGGCTGGTCGAATGTCACCAGCGTCTCCTCTTCCATTGTGAGTACAATCTGAAGCGCGCTTTTCCCAACTTCAGCAAATGTCTGATCTTTCACGATCACCCTCACGGTGTTCTCAATGATTGGGCATACATTATATGTTGCTTTTTTTGACGGTTTTAGCACGAATGCTTTTGCCGTTGCCCCTTTTGGAATTTCATAATCCCTGAAATGAAAATAAATTGGGAGAGCATTCGTCCCTCTTACATAATCAATCTTTTCCTTAATTCTGTTCTTCAGCACATAGACATCTCGTTCTATATAGTTCACTTTTCTCACCTGTCCTTATCCTGGAATCCATCTAACGATATACAATCCTTGCACCGGTGCAACTCCGCCCCCTGGATACCTTAATACATACTTCCAAGGATAGTTGTAATATCCGTGCACATGGATTTCTTTTCCCGTCTGGTCTCCTGTCTGACCACCTGTGACTCCTCCGTGTTCATTCTGTGATGCTCCCACAAGCTGACTGTTGCCGATTGACATCTCTGTATGACTTCCTGGTTTGATGAGAACATCCCCACGAACCAATCCAGCTCCTGTTGGCAGATTGATCTGCGAGGTCACATCTTCAAATCCTGCATCAACAAAAACATCATACATGGATCCGGTTGCTGGTGTGTATCCTGGTCTCGTATTGAATCCTGCATTGTAGTATGCCCAGCAAATAAGGGACGAACAATCATAATCCGGCCCGTCCCTACGCGTCTGATCATATCCGTGACTGTTGTCGTTTGCAATATTGATCGCCCACTGGACTGCCTTTTCTATGATCTGGCTTCCTTCTATGCTTTTCTTTAAAAAATTGTACCATTTAGTTGCCGCAGCTCTTCGTTCTGCTTCCACTTCCACACCAGCTCGTTCAAAATTCTTTAAAAACGCACTAGCTAACCAATCTGGTGCTGCATTACTTGTCTTGAATCCCCAAAAGGTAATATTGTAATCGCTGGTCTCTATCCACTGCCCGGCCTCGACTGTTTCCATATCAATCCAATAGAGCTGCCCTTTCGGATCTGTAATAGAATAACCGTTGGCTGCTGCCCAATTTGTATAGTTTGTGGCCGGCGTCCACTGAACCAGACCGAAACCTCCACTGTAGTTTCCTTCCTTTAGGCTCTGCCATAGTCCCGGATTGATGTTGGACTCCTTTTCCATGTTTCCAAGAATTCCTGCAATGGCATTCAATGTCCATCCCTTTTCAGTAAAATAGTTATATACTTCGATTGCATTTCCTCTCATCCGAGACTCTGTCAGATAAAAGTTTCCTATTGTCCATCCCATTTAAAAACTTCCTTCTTCTGTTTTCCCACCGACAATATATCCATTTTTGACATTCACATAAGTTCCATTTGAAAAAACCAATCTTCCTGTCTTTGTCCCATTTATTTGCGGGATCTCTGTACACTCAATTCCTCCATCTTTCGATAGTTTCATCAATTCATGAACGGTAGCAGCATCTCCTTCTGCTGTTTTTTTACTAGAATATCCAAAAACAAGCATATCTTCCGTGTCGCAATAAACTCCGATTCTTTGCTTTTCACTCAAATCATCCGCTATTGCTAATGATCCTATACTACCAACATAGTCCCCTTCTTTCTGCCAACTATAAATATTAATTCTATTATTTTTAATATCCACAGACTTCTTTCCATTATCCGTTATCTGTTGGAAAATTCCTGACAATAACATCTTTCCATTATCAAGATCCCAATAAGATTTTCCCAATCTATCTTGTATTTTTCCTGTTACAATCAAATCTGCAATAATCCCTGCTGCAGTAACGGCTGTCCTCCAAATCCATTCCCCATCTTTTCTTTCCTTTGCCAACCTCAGTCCCTGTGTTCCGGCTTCCATTGCGCCGTAAAGTTCTGAATTCTGATCCAGATTCTCGATCAAATATGCAACTGAATCTGTTCTCTTTGCTGCTGTTGATTGCGCATGCAGAAATGCGTTCAACGTATTGATTGCGCCGTAAACCTGCTCAGCAACAACAGTTCCATCTGAACGAATTGCACTCTGTACTCGGTTCACTGTAGAAGAAACATTATTAAAATAGTTATAGCTATAGTCTCCGATCACCACAGACTCCACTCGTTTTAAAATACTGTTGTATTTCAATTCAATGACTCTGGCATCCGTAACAATTCCAAGTCTAGCGTTTCTGCAATGTACCGTATCTCCAAGGGATATTTCTTCGAGCTTCCTATATTGCTTATATTCTTCTGTATTTCCCGTCAATACCATATCCACGGATATTGTCACCGATGGCTTGTCCAATCCATTACTATACTGATTTTCACATTTCATTTTCAGTGCCTGATCCAGTTCATCCTGTGAATTGCATATTATGATCCCTTTTTCTTCATCCCCTTCTTGCGCATCTTCTGCCATTTTCACATCACTAAAAGTCATAGTTATTGTTTTTACTGTAGGATATTTCCTAAGCAACGGCGAATCTACATATCCTTTTCCTGACATTTTATATCCGTTATATGCTTTTGGATAAATCCTCGTAACCGTATTTCCTGTACTTACTTCTTCGCTAATTCCATCTTTTTTAATGTTTTTTCCATATCTTATCTCAACACCACGGTCTTCGCCGACTCTTGAATTAACAATAATCTCATAGTTATCAAATAGAATCTCTCCGCCCCAGCGATTGATAAAGCTATTATCCTGATTACTGTTTAATGCCTCCATAAAATTCTGATATTCATAATAGGCTGTCCCCAATTTATCTATATCAGATTTAGCTGAGTACTTAGGATTAGATTCCAACATGATATCCAGTGCTTCCTGACCCGTTTTATTTGTCGGACGTACATCCTCTAACCAACAATCATCGATAGAATCAAAAAAGACAGGTTCCATTGTTGCTTGCACAGTGGATACTGTCTTTTTCTTACTTCGAATCCTATAAAGTTGTTTTCCATTGAATGATGGCATTTCAACAATTGCTTCCTCTTCAATATATTTCCAGCGTCCTTCTGGATCGATGGGATGTGTCAGCTCCGCACTCCAACTTCCGTTTAGTACTGCATGCGTTATAGCTGCTGATGGCATTAAAACCATATCGCCATTTCGAGTCTGGTCTGTATTAAATGCTTTATATATCTGTATCATATGCACCTCCAGTTTGGGGAAACCATAATTTCAAATTCTTTTGATGCCTCAATTTTATTTTCTCCAGGTAATAGATATAAGTCTTCATAATCTCCAGTTAGCAAAGTGTTTTTCATTTCTCCTGATTCATAGGTAAGCATTTTGTCTGTATCGATCATGATTTCCTTTTTTACAGTTACGCTTATGGCTTTCTCGTTTACGATAAGCCTACATTCTCCATTTCCTCTAATCCGGTACGTTGGATGGCACAGATCATACGGGTTAAATTTTACATCATCAATCACTTGTTCTCCTCTTCCTGCTACCAGATATTCGAAAGGCGAGCAAGTAAACTTAACCGTAAATTTTCCGTAGATTCTAATCTCTCTATCAATCTGTTCGATTTCTATATTATACACTTTGAAGAAAGTATCCGGAGAATCTGATAGCCGAAGACTGCCCGAGCCGCAAAGCCATCGTTTCACATTTCTCGCTTTTGCGCACCAGTCTGATGCATGCTCTTTGAAAGCACATTCTATTTTCAATTCAATTGGATCATAACTATTTTGGTCCGGTAACAACGGCTCTGACCTGCCTTCTACAGTAATAAGCTCTATATTTCTGTTTCCTACAGGAAATGCAGGTCTTTGTTCCACATAGATTCCATAGGTTTGCGCTGAAATGTCATTGAATTCAAATGTATAACTATCCAACATTGATTCTCTTCCCCTTTGCTCTCATATAATTCTGACCCATCTGACCTATTCCGTTTACAGCTGTATCGATAATCTCTGTTTTTTTATAGACTCCATTCACATAAATCGGAATCTGAATCACAGAAGCAGCTTTCCGCTGGCTTACTCCATCACTCGCATACTGCTGCCCCTGGTTTGTTTTAGGAATGCCAATACTCTCCCGGATCATTTGATTTACGTCCGACATCTTTTCCTGATAACCGAGTCCGAATCCTTCCGCTGTATATCCACCCAGCCTTTTAAAGACTTTCGATGGAGAATGGATCTGTAGTTCACTCTTTGCCTCGCGAACTGCTGATTTGCAGACCTCTGATACTGCATTGATTACTTTTGACTTACCTGATTTTATACCACTTGCCAAACCTTCTGACACATTAGCTCCGTAACCCGTAAACTTTTCTTCTGTCAGATCATCTCTAACTGTTCTTATAACGCGTCGCGAAATCAGTGCTGCCTGTAATTCCACTTTGTTTAATGCTGAATTCATTCCAAGTACTAATCCTTCACCAACGTATCTTCCAGACTCCTTTGTCTTTTTCGATGGGGACTGAACACCTAATCCTTCATTAATGGAATCAATCGTCTTAACTCCAAGATCCGATCCTGCTGCTGACACTGTTTTCTGTGCGTTTTGCATTCCAAGCACAAGACCTATCGCTGAATTCGCACCGCTTTCCTGTAAGAGTGGCTGTAAGTTATCCATTCCACCCGCAATGCTGGAAGCTCCGGACTCCAACAGGTCTTTTCCCCATTGGTTTGTCATTCCCTTGATATCAATACTCTGACTCCATAAAGCATTCGCCTTACTGATTTCATCATCTGACATATTTACAAATGTCTGAACATATCCTGCTCCCTCTGGTCCCATGTCAGCAAGTTTCTGAAGCAGGTTCTGATTGATGCCACGATCTGCAAGTATTGCCATATTCTGTTCCCATTGTTCTACACCGTCAACCTGACTCTGCATATTTGCCAACAATTCCTGTGTCGATAATTCAACGCCACCATCAAACTGCTCAAACATATTCATTTGTGACTCCAGTACTCCTGTTACACTCTCATACATTGCAAGTACTCCATTTGTCACATCTACTGCCAACTGCTGTTGTGCTGCTGAAAGATTATTATACGCTTCCTGTTCTTGTCCAAGAACTTCAATGCTCGCTGTTGATGCCTCCTGTTTGGTTGCATCTGCATCTGAATTTGCATTCTTTGCATCTGTGTTTCCCTGTACAGCTTCTGTGTTCGCATTTGTTCCTTGTGTTAAATTTTGAGTATATTCATAAGCACTCTGATACTGTTCATCTGCTTCCTGATATTTACTTACCAGACCATCTAAAGCGTCCTGCTGATTTTTTTGTGTCTGCGTCAATGTATCCTCAGACTCTGCAATCTGCCTTAATGCTTCTTGCGCATCGATCATCTTGCCATTATATTCTACATATGCATTTGCCCCTTCCTTTGTTGCTTCAGAACTTTTCTTTGTGATCTCTGTCCTCTGTTCATCAAGATTTGACAGTTCATCTCCAATCTTTTTCAGATTTCTCTCTGCTTCATATTTTGCCATTTCGGCATCTACAAGGTCTTCTGAGATCTCCGTCATCTTTTTTTGTGCTGCTGATGCTTTTGAAAGCTGTAGGGCAGCTTCTATTGACTGCCTTGTCTGCTGCTCATTTTTATTGAGTGCTCCTGTATTCTGATTCACCGATAAAGACAGCTCTGGAAACATGGAATTCAACTGACTTACGATGGAATTCATTCTTGAAATCTCTTCGTCTGTTTTATTTCCCTGTGCTTCTAAATGATATAATTCTGTAACCAGATTATCTGCGACCCCTTCTTTTGCCTCTATTTTCCCCAGGGATTCATTCCAACTATCTGCAGATTTCTCAAGATTTTCTGTTGCTTCACTAATTTTACTGATATTCTTTTCTGTGGATTCTGTCAGTTCATCCGTTTTTGTCTTCGCTGTTTCAATTTGACCGGAGAATGCAGCAATCGCCCCTAATGTAGCTGTAATCCCAACCAGGAGAAGACCGGCCGGGTTTGCTTCCATTGCCACATTAAACGCTGTCTGTGCTATGGTCGCACTCTCCGTTGCCACCGTATGAGCTATTGTCGCTGCTGTCCCCGCTGTTGTTGACGCAGTTCCTGTTGCCGTTGCTGCAGTTCCTGCAACTGTCGCTGCGGTATTTGCTGTTTCTGCTGTTGTATCCGCAACCTTTGCTGCTGCAGATGCATTCTCTGCTACTGTCTCAGCAGTTCTTGCTGTAGTATGTGTTACAATTTTTTTGACTACATTGGAAATTCCGGAAGCTGTGTCTTTCAGGTCTTTAATCAGTTCTTTGCTTTTCTTCTTCACAAACATTGCAGTGATTGCCGTTCCAGCCGTTCCAGCTACAACCGTGACACCTTTAATATTTTCAGCTACCAGCTTCATTCCCGTCTGTGCTGCTGGAAGAAAAGTCTTCAACATTGGAGCTGCAACCTCATTTTGGAAGGTTCTTCCAAGTACTTTCCACTGATTTGATACACTGTCGTACTTGATTTCTTTAATCTCTTCCATCGTCCCCTGAACATCTTTATAGGTTGTATTTACATTGTTCAAAGAGGTGATGATATTCATTGCATTATCCTCACCAAGGGCACTCCAGGTATTGCTCGCAATAGTCAGTGCCTGCTGCCTGTTCTCCATATTTCCTAAATCTGTAATTACAGATTTAAATACTTGCTCCGTAGATGCATGTCCACTCTGCCATTCCTGGAACAGTTGCTTTGTCTCATTGGAAAATGCATTGATGTTATCTCCAATACGTCCATCTGCAAGGCTGATTCCAAACTCTTTTACGAAATCATTTACTTTATCCAGATTATACGCTCCCGAGTCAAGACCATTCTGCAGAATTGTAAACATTTCTTCTGCCGAAAATCCTGCCTGTGACCATAATTGGGAATACTCTGCAAGATTGTCCGTTAATTCTCCGGATTTATCCAGTCCATTCTGTGCGCCCTTCGCCACATAATCGAAAGCTTCTTCTGCATCCAATCCCATATTTGTCATAAGTGCATCAATACCTCGAATTGACTCACTCATATCCATTCCAAAAACATCTTCTAATGTAATGGCATTCTCAGCCAGTTCCTTAATTTTCCCCGGATCTGTCTCATTGGTATACTGCTTTACCAGTGCCATTGCATTGGCAACAGACTCTACTGCATCTCCATAGCCTGATGTGTACAGATCCTGCATTTGCTTATTATATGCCCCTGTTGCTTTCGCAGTTGCTCCTGTACTTGCCTGTAACTGTCTCTGAGCGTCCTGAAGCTCCATAGCACCTTCAATCGCACCTTGAAAAATATCTTTTGTCAAAGACTTTCCCTCTTCTACAACCGTGTTTTTCAGGTTTGTTTCTAAAACGGTTCCGAACTCTGTTAATTTTTCTGCTGTATCATCTGCTTCTTTTCCAAATTTATTGATACTCGTTGCACATTGATCAAAGGACTGTTCTGCTTCTCTCAAATAAGCGTCATTTTCATTCAAAGCTTTTGTTGCTCTAATGGTCTGAGCTTCCGCATTGTTTAACTGTTTCTTCCAATCCTGAACTCTGTTTCCTGCTCGCTGATAAGTCTCTTCCCCTTTACTTACAATACTTTGCAGCTGTTTTACCTGCTCTGCCTGACTGTTCAAAGCCTCTTCTGTCGTCTCTGAAGATTGCTGCATCTCTTCCAGTGCCTTTTCCGCACTTTCCAACTTTCCCCTGTAAGTTTCCAGTTCTTTCCCAACTCTTCCGTATTCTTCTTCCGCATGCTTCAATCCGTCTCTTACAAGACTTTCTTTTTTTACATGCTCTTCCAAAGTTTCCGTCAGTACATCATGCTTTTTCTGTAAAGTAGACAGTGAGTTGGCGCTCCCAGCCGTCTGGGCTTCCACAAGTTTCATTTCCGATTTCATTGTTGATAAAGATTTATTGCAAGACGATACCGCTGATCGAAACTCTTTTTCTCCATCTAAAGAAATAAATGCACCTATTTTCTTCTTTTTTGCCATCTTCTCACCTGCCTTTTCGCATCAAAAAAGAAGCTCTTTTGAGCTTCCTTCTTGATTCTTATAAATTTTCTATCTCCTTGTTAATCTCCTGGTCCATATAAGACTTAAATCTCATTCTTCTGCATTTTCTTGTGAGTCCCTTTCGCTGCAGTCCATAATCACCTACTGCTTCCAGAAAACAATAAAAAAGCCACCTGATAAATCTTGGAAGAAATGCAAGTACAAGGAGCATCAAAAATACTCCTGTGGAATGTTCTTTTACTCCATAAACAATACCAAAAACCATTACAATAATTTCCCATACAGTATGGTATGTATGATTCTGATACATATATTTGCAATAACATTTAAAGATAATCCATAATGATGTAATAATATTTCTCATAAGTCCTCCCTTGCACCGGTGCAAATTGGTCTGTCCTCGAATTATTACTATTATACATCATTTGCTCTTACAAATCCATTAAAGAAGTAACTTTTCTCTCTGCAAATACCATCCTGTTCATTTTCATATTATGCATCTTCTTGTACTCCTCCAATAGGTCTGCCCACTTTCCAAAATAGAGATGCCTTATGTCTTTCTCTCCATATCCGATCTGGAGACCCGTAAATACGATCCACGCAAAGTTGATCTGTTCTGATTCCCCGGATTCTTCTACTCCGTCCTCTGCGTGGTCTTCTCGTTTTTTCTTTCAAAACACCGTTGAAATTCCTCATGAAGAAGTGTTCCCAGATCTTTTGGTGGAATGTCTACCTTTCTCAGGATCTTATTCCTGTCTACTTCATTGACCGACCTTGATTCTTCTTCTGCCTTAATTTCTTCGCCTTCTTTTACCATCCAGAACAACGCATCATTAAGCATTTTGATTTCCGGTGTCCTGTAGACCCCAAGGAGATATCCCTCCTCATTTCTTTTATACTCACCTTCCTCATTCTGTGCCGGCACAAATCCAGTCAATCCATTCTCAAATTCGGTCATATTCATATACTTATTCTGTATTTTCTCCAGAACAACCATATCGCATTTTATTGGATATTTTTCTCCGGACAATTCAATACACCTGAGTTCTTCAAACATCTTTTCTTCTCCTATGCTTTTACCGTGGCAGTATTTTTACTTGCTGCCTGAGTCATCTCTGTTTTTCCAAATTTCTTGTAAATCCATGCAAGTGCTTTTTCTGGTGTGTCAAACCTCTCTGTTGCTTTCCAATCACCATCATCTTCCGCAAGCGCTCGTCCACTGATGGATGGTGTTTTATACTCAATAGAATCTCCCTTTGTTGTATATTCTTCTGATGGTTCTGAATATTTTGCTTTATACAAAAAGTTTCCCGTATAATACTTCTTTCCATCCACCTTCTCCGGCGCGATCCAGCCCTGGCCAACATACTTTGCTTCATCATTTGCATTAAAATCTACTGCATTTTCGTTCACTGTATGACCGAACATTGTATCATGAGCCTCAAGTGGAACTGTGCTTGTGTTCATGCTTAATTCTGCATAATTGAACTCTTTATCATACTCTGCCTGCACATCATCTGCATTCAGACTTCCTTCTGAATAGTTTGGTGTAACATTCATTCCAATCGCTTTACCAAATGCAAACGGCTCTCCATAAGTCTTTGCACCAGTTCTTTCCGCAATAATAATTTTTCTTAATCCTACATATGCCATAGTTATTCCTCTCTTTCTTCCTCAATCTCGCATTCAAATACAAGATGTCTGATGTCCGGGTTTGGATCGTCCATACTCTCTATCTCCGGATATGTAAATCCTTCTCGTAAAAGTGCATCCCGAATTTCATTTTTCATCTTCAAATAATTTTCTTCCACCGGGAGAAAATAGTGAAGTTGAATACGATTTATTGTCTCAAGTGGCTCATCATCTCCGAAAAGTTCACCATGATCATCTACATAGTTGTAAGTAAACCAATGATCTTCCGATCCGGTATATACTCCCGGTGAAAATGGAAATCCAAATATTTCAATAGCTCTTACTATGTGTTCCAATGTTGTCACAACTTGTCAACCTCCCGGTCAAATACTTCCTGTAATTTGTTTATCACAGGTTCTTCCGCTTTTCTCACTGCTGGTGAGAGGACCGGCGTTGCTTCCTGCGTACTTGTTCCGTATTCAAGATATGCCATCTTTTCCATATTTCTTACGCCTTTGGAATCCACTCCTGTAGGACGCACACTGATATAATGTCCATAACTGTTCATTCCTGCTTTTGTTGCTTTAATTGACTCAGCCATAGCACCACTGTCTTTATGTCTTCCTGCTGCCTGCCGTACTTCCTTTTCAAGAATCGGAACAGCTTCTTCCAGCATTACCGGAGCTATTCTGTCAATATCCAAATCTGAAAGTTCTTCCATAAAATCATCTATTCCATGAAGTTCAAATTTTCCCACGTTCCCGCTCCTCTCCTGTCAGCGCGATCATCATTGTCTTCTGTTTTCTGTATGTACGCTTTACTTCGTAAATTTTTCCAGTCGCAATATCTTTAAACATTGATTCCCCAGAATAGTTACATGCGAGAATTTCAACGGAGATATCTGCTGAATATCCCCGTTGATTTCCGAGTGTCGCATCGCTTCTGGTTGCATCTCCTATATTGGCCGGAATTTCTTCTGACATCTCAATTTCTGATTTACAAAATCCTTCCTTGTCCTTCTCTGTTGTCTTTTTCTTTATAAAGCAGATGCTTCCATTCCACATAATATTCTCCTTCTATTCATCCAAAATTAATCTGGATACTTTTTGCCGGTATAATGATAAGTATCGGCTTGTATCGCTTCTGTCGTTTCCAATATGCGCTTTCACATATAATGTTACTGCTGTAACTACTCTTGAATCTTCCCTTGCAAGTGTTTCTTCTGGTACACCAGAATCTCGCATATCCATAATACAATCTTGCACATACAGATCTATATCGTAATCATAGACTGTGACAGAGGATGCAATCCCGATCCTCTGCTTAATAATATCTACTTCCACTTATCATTTTCCTTTCTTCGTAGGATCAGCGATAACCATAGAAAGATTTACATATGCATCCGCATCCAATGTTTTGAAATCATTTCTTTCAATTGCACGAACCAGCGTCAGATTCTGTGTGAATGCATTCAGACTTCCGGCAGAAGCAATATTGGATGCAAGAAGACTTGTACGCTGTCTGTCATATTTCTTGAAAGCTTCTTTAAAATCACCGCAGATCATTGGCAGTTTAATCTTTCCGTCCGTTTCTGTATTGGATGCAATTACTTTGTTCGGTACAGAAATAACCGGAACTCTGATTGGTCCTACAGAAAGTGACATCTGCATAACATCCATCGGATTCGGCTGAAGAAGATCGCGTCCTGTTGTATCTTTCAGCGTCGCAAGGAAGTATAAACCATCATCGTTTGTCAGAATAGAGGATCCTGCTCTGTAGGCAGCTCCCAGCGTTACGATAATCGCATGTTTTACTTCATCCAGCGTCTCAATCTCTTTCGCTGTTACCGCATTGATCAGATTCAGGATCTTCTTGTTTGATGTCGCATTACTTTTTCTTGCAATCCATCTTGTGATTGTCTGCATAATATTCTGGTCTGTATCACTTAGCAGATCATTTGTGAGTGGAAGCCAGCCACCACGATCACTGATTTCATAACCAATACGTTCAAACTGCGGATTATCCATTTCCTGAAGTTCTCCACCTTCCTCAATATCAGCGAATCCCGTAGCATCTGCTTTCTTTTCATATGTTCTCTTTCCTTTGTTGGTCGTCACTGCTTCAACAGTAATCAGTGATTCTAAAGAGAATTCTGCCTGCTTCCACTGATTAATTGTTGTCTGAATATCCTCCGGAACAATGTAACCTCCATCCGGATCAGATCCTTCTCTGATTCCACTTGACATTGCATTCTGCACACGGAATCCTCTTCGTGCTGCATTGGCAAATTCCTTGACTGCATCATTTTCTTTTCCCGGCTCTACTTTCTTTGCACTTCCTGCTTTTGCCTTATCTTCCATAGAACTTTTATCATCATCTGAAATATCTTTGAGCAGATCAAATTTTTTCTGCAGGTTCTGAAGTTCTTTTTTCTTCTCCTCTGCTTCAGCAAGTTTCCCCTCCCCTGCAAGATTTCTCACTTCTTTCTTTGTGGCATTGATCTTATCCAGTAATTCAAGTAATTCCTTATTCATCTTTTCTCCTCCTTAGACACCATACATGTCCAAATCTTCTAATAATTGCTGTTTCCTTGTTTCTTCCTTGTTTTTTGCTTCCTTTTCAGCAAGTGCTTTCTTTCTGAGTTCATCTGTCAGACGTAACCCTTGACTGCAGTTAATAAAAGAAATTTTTTCTTCCATTACGCCGTCTACAAAACCATACTCAACTGCCTGGTTCGCTGTCAGCCAGGTCTCCTCGTCCATCATTTTCAGGATTTCGTCCTCAGATCTTCCCGTTTTATTCACAAATGCCTGTGCCAAAGCACTGTTCATCTGCTGCAGAATCTCTGCATTCTTCTGCATTTCACGATAATCTCCAGAAGCTCTTGTCATTGACACATTGTGGATCATGATCATTGCGACCGGACTGATTACACAACGGTTTGCCATGGCGATTACGCCTGCTGCACTTCCTGCCATAGAATTAATCTGAATCTCCACATCATCTCTTCCGTATAACAGCGAATAAATCTCCTGTCCTGACATTACATCACCGCCCCCAGAATTAATTCTTACGGTAAGTGTTTCTCCCTCTTCTTTGGAGTTCAATGCTTTTTTCACATCATCCGGACAGGTTCCCTCCCAGTCAAACCAGTCATAGAACCATTTATCCTCATTTGAAATGATGTCTCCATTCACATCAATCACTGCCATCTCCTGCACCTCCTTTATATTGCTGACCAACCTGTATTGCCGGAATGTAGTTTCCATTTACCATCAGGATATCTCCTCCCGGTTTTGCAGGTTTGTCTTCATATTCTCTTGCTTCGTTTAGTGTATAAATTCCATTATTCACAGCTTTTGCAAGATTCTCCATCTTTGTTTTGCTATCTGTCCTTAAGATCGCCCTCTCGTTAAATTTATAAAAATAACCGTCTGCCTGTTTCTTTAGCGTAAGCACTTTATAATTGATCTCTTCCTCATACATTTTTAAGCGATATGCCATTGTATCAACTAAAAAAGCCAGCTGCTGCGTTTCACTGTTCGCATAGCTGGATTTTTCATAATTATTGATCTGATTCGGTTTGATTCCAAATGCTCCCGCAATCTGAAGCGCACTATATTTCTTCAATTCAAAGAACTGTGCATCTGTAAGCGACATCTTCAATGGAGTAAGTGTCAGTCCCAATGGAACCGGAATTACTTTTCCTGCGTTCTCAGGTCCTGACAGTTTATCAGCAAATTTTCTTTTTAACCTTTTCACTCTATCATCATCAAGATCTCCTGTGTACTGCATGGCCATACTCGCTGTAAGTCCCTGTTCATAGAGTTTATTCATGAACCTCTGGCTCTCCAGTGCACCGCCCACTGTATCTTTCAAGATTTTCCTTACCGGCTCTCCTGTGATTCCATCTAAACTGTACCATGTTTTAAAGTGCATCACTTCTTCGCTCTGAAAAATATACAGCTCTCCATCCTCCGGATCTGTGTACTGATAATATATTTTCCCTTTATTGCCAAACACACCTGAATCATCCATCAGAACCGTAACATAACAGCTCTGCATGAGCCACAGATCTTTGATCTTATAATCGCCACCATAACTTCCGTTTTTTTCAAGACCGCCCCTGATCCATACATACCCATTTCCATAGTGTTGGCAGTTCATCTCTACTGCCGTCCATAATGTAGTAGGTGTCATGATTGGATTTGGTCTCACTGTCAGAAGCCTCGTCACCTCATCCGGATCTGCTCTGATCCTTCCCTGTTCCGTATCCTGATAATACTTTATGGGCATCTTTCCAATGGTCTCACTTAACATCTTCATACAAGTGTAATAAGTGACCTCACTAATCAGCTGCCTATCCCGTGTATCAATACCAAGCCATGTTAATAGTTCCTCATCATTTGCACTGAGAGAAGGTCTTGTCAATACATTCCATGCCCGCTTTATTCTATTCAACATCTCCATTTCTACCAATCACTCCCCAAATATTCATCTATTGATTTCAGGAAACTTTGTGTAAACTCGTGATATAGTGCCAGTTTATAAGCACAGAGAATGGCATCTACAGGGTCAATTCTCTGCGTTGTAGCATCTTTATCAATCTTGATCAGTCCCTGATTCTTCCGGATTACTGCATTGCTCATTGCAAAATTCAATAACGGATTGTAGGTGTAGATAATATTGCCACTGTAAACCTGTTCCCTAAATCCCTGCGTTGATTCATTCAAAGATTTATGACTTTGATACACTTCCTCTACCTCATAACCTTCATCTGAAAGATCCATCATCAGCTTCGCAGCATTTGCTGGATCAAAGCATAAGCACTCAATGTTCCACTCATGTTCCTTGCAAGTGTCTTTGACATATTTCATGACTGCATTCTGATCAACAATAGGTGTATCCGTCACTGTTAGGAGATTCATTCTTTCCCATGCATCATAATCTGCTTTATCTTTCCTTTTTCTCTCGGTTAGTTTCTCTCGGTTTGGAATAAATGAATGAGAATAAACAATGTATTTGATGATTTTTTCTCCTTCTGCATCCTTTTCTTCTGATTTGAATGGAAGGATAAATGCCACAGAAGTCAAGTCAATCTTAGCTGACATATCAAAGCCAACATAAACGCTCATTCCCTTTGTATCTACTGGAAGCTTATCTACCTGGCAGGCTTTCCATTTTGCCATATCCATGTAGCCATTCTCCTGTGCCTGGACCCACACATTTAAACATTTTGTAAGAAATGCAGTCATATGCTCAGGAATTTCTTTAGCGATCTTATACTCGCCACGGATCTTATCTATACCTTCATCGTAAGTCATTCTGATTGGATTTGCCTTCTTCCAAAGTTCTTCATTCTCCAGGTTATCCAGATTTCTATAATCTTCCTCATCCATCTCGCAGATATCTATAAGATACTCTTCATTCTCTACATCTACATTCGGATCCAGGACTTTACTGCAATAAGTATATTCTGTAACATAACATGGATAGGTCAAATCCACTCCTGCTGTTGTAATAATCATCAGCAATGGCTCTTTCGTATTAGAACCAAGTCCAAGATCATAAAACTCTGTTGTTGGATGCTGATGATATTCATCAATAATTAATCCGGCCGGGTTCGTTCCATCTCCTGACTTTCCATCCTCTTTACTCAATGCCTTGATAAAGCTTCCTGTCTTTGCATGCTTTATTTCATCGCGTTTGATATCAAATTTCTGTCTAAGAGGTGAACCTCGAAGCATTAACTCTGCTTCATTAAAAACAATTTTAGACTGATCGCGCTTAACACCTGCTGTATACTCTTCGCATACCTCATTATTCTTCGTTGCTGTCACCGAAATTTCATAAAGTGCAATGCCCGCTTCTTCCTGGGACTTTGCATTCTTTCTCGCTACTTCTGTAAAGCTCTTCTTAAATCTTCGATAACCGTTCTTCTTTCTTCTCCAGCCATACAACTGACAAATTCTGAATTTTTGCCAATCTGTCAAAATAATTGGCTGCCCAGCAAGTACCCCCTTGGAATGTCGTAAAAGAGCAAACCAATCAACAATATTCTGGGCGGATTCTTCGCTCCAATAAAATGGGTAATCCGGATTATTTTCAAATTGTTCTGCATCTTTTAAGAATCTTTCGCATGCCCATTTATGTTTTTTACAGCTGATAATCTCGCCAGATATACAATTTTTCGCATATTTTTTTATGTTTTCATACTGATTCATTAGATAGCTCCAAACTTCCTTTCCAAATTATCCTCTGATTTATCAACCTTGTGTACTGCTGCCTTTAGCCTGGAATCTATTGTCATCCCGCAGAGGCTTGCGAACTTTCGCATCTCGGCAGCATAGTTTGTCTGAATCGATATCAATGGATTCTTTACAACAATTGTTCCTGTCCGTGTCTCACGTTCTACACAATACGGCTGATCCTTTAATTGCTTTGTAGTCTCCACATAATTTGCATAAGCATTGCAATAACAGGCAAGATTCACGTAATCGAGATTTCCAACAATTTCTATTTTTTTCAGTTCTTTTACGATTCGTTTCCATTCGTTTTTAGCCACAGTACCTTTCAGCCAAGTTGGAGGTTTCTCTAGATCTTCATTTCCAACAACAACGGTCTGCTCTTCTTGCTTTTTTCTCTGTTTCTGTTCTTTTGTCAAATGCGAGCTCTGCATATCAACAATTTTTCTTGGCCTTGCCATCTAGATCCCCTCCTTCCTTTGCCAACTTTTTATTCGTATTCGGAATTTTATGCACGATAAACTGGACATGCGGTCAGATAAATTTTCTTAAAAACTTTTCAGACCGCCCCTCCCCTGACCATGCTCCGGTACTGCTGAAGCATCTCATGCAATTTCTTTTCCATTCCATCCTTGTCCTTCTTATACATCTGTTCGATCATACTGTGTGTGTCTCCACTCAGACTCATAAGATTTGATATATCTTTTCTCTTCTCCCATTCATCTTGTAATGGAATGATATGATGTACTGTATCTGCTAACACTACTATGCCCTCTGTCATATATAGATAGACATCCAACCCTTCATCTGCTGCCAGTGCTGCTGATCTTGCATGTTCCCACGCACTGCTGTTGTAGAATGCTCTGCTCTTTCTGTCTCTACCATATCTGTCATATTCTTTATGTCGCCGCTTGACACATTCACACCGGGTTCCTGCTGGAAGTCTTGCCCCACAACGGGAACATCTCTTGTAGATTGGCATGATTGCTTCTCCTTTTTAAATTCCAAAATCTATAGTAAAATGAATATAAAAAATACCACCAGTCATTACAACTGATGGTAAAAGCCTCGGCTCTAATCTCACTTTTCTTTTTACATAGATATTTAAAATCTCTTACTTTATTTTCATATTTCTTAGCTGTTTTTTGTATTCGTAAATTTGAATATTCAAAAATAATATTATACCCGCAAGCGCACCACTGATTAGTATCTTGTTCTCACATCTCATCCATTCTGCACTAAACAATAAATAAATTGATGGAATATAAATCGTTCCGCAAAAACTGAGTAATCCTTCTCCCATGTCAATACTTTCTTCTAATTTTTGTGTATACATTTTATATGATTTTTTCTTATTTATAACGTATTGACCTATTAAAGCAATCGCTTCCAAGGATAAAAGTATAATGTAAAATATCATTCTTGGATCTCCATCAAAAATAATATTTCCTAATGCATATATTAAAAATCCTATTAAAATAATTTTTATAATTTTTCTCATACTTCCCATTCTCCTTTTCTAAAGCACAACGTTCTTGATGTTCTAAAATCACTATATTCCCTTTTTCAATATTGTGCAATAGAAAAACATCCTGCGGCATTTCGCTGTCAGGATGTCTTCTGAATCTTGTATGTTGAATAGCGAGCCGCAGGTTTTCCGCCTTTGGCTCTAGTTTTATTATATCTGTGCTTTCTGTGCTTTTTGTGCGTTTTTCATATAATCATCAATTTTTCTGCTCACTCTGCTTCGATCCATATGTACAATCTTTGCAACCACTTGCTGGGATACCGACTTACGACCATCTATGTAATAGATTCTGAAGATCCTCCTTGTCATGCTGTCCTGTATATCGTCCACATACTTCTCAATCTCTTCACATTCTTTTTCAAGAACTTCCTTACGCTTCCAGTCTCTTGCCTGTAACCTCTCATATTTTCTCTGATCAAACCCAACCACACTCTGTGGCATTGGATAGCCCTTGCTATAATCAAATACTACATCATTTCCAATCATCAAATCGGATTTCCAACGATTGTTCAATGCATACTCAAGTTCCAGGATCTCATCTTTCTTGCTCCTGTACGCTTCCAGTCTTTCCTTTGTCATTGTCTCCAATGGTATCACTCCCTATCTTGTATTTTCTGGCTATATATCCAGTAACATCTCCATGCCACAACTGCTGCCCCTGTGCTTCGATCAGATTGCCTGCTTGGTATGCCGGACGATGAAAGTCCTTGCTGGCTTTCTGATCTGTGACCATATCGGTGAGTTCGCCGTAATGCTTCTGCAGATTCGCCTTGACCTCTGTCGAAGATTTTCTTGTATCTGTACTTCGCTTCAAGTATTTTCACTCCTTACCACGCATCTTCGTTCGCTGACCGCATAGAATTCTCCTTGATGTTCAGAGCACCACTTCTGAAGTATCTCCTTTTTCTTTTCGTCAGCTGTCGTATTGCAATCAATACTAATTCTTTCCTCATGGACCAGCAGGTGATTGCTTGCATCTACAATCTGTATGTACCATGCCATTTCTGTTTCAACTGGTTTTTTCTCATGCTCTGCTTTCCATTGTTTCAGAATTTCAGCTATTTCTTTTGGATGTTTTCTTCTAAGTTCGTTGCACGGAACTGCTTCTTTTTCTATCTGTCTTATTGGACAGTTTTCGCAAACAGTTATGTTGCATAGCTCTCCAAAAGTCTTGATTGTTTCTTCTGCACCCATCTCCTCTGTCTGCTCTTTCACCACCTTTATGCACTCCTGAATTGCATCATACGGACTCGATATTTCATCAACTCCAAACGTAGCTTCCTGGATTGCCCAATTCCTCATTTCCTCTATCAACTTGTCTGCATCCTTCAATCTCATATTCTCTCATTCCTCCCTACTATGTAGTCCAATGATACTTTGTACAGATCTGCATATTTGATTGCTTCTCCTAACGTCAGCCCTTTCCTTCCTGTTTCAAGATCTTGCAGTCTTTCCTCCTTCATGTCTAGCTTGACTGCTGCCTCTTTTCTTGTCAGTCCTCTGATTTTTCTTAGATACTTCAGACGGTTTCCTGTTGTTCCTACCGGTCGTAATATAACCATTGTAATCAATCCCTCCTTTCACGTCCCATGCGCAAATGTCGCAATCCTCAGGACATACATTTGCCTTTATTGCTCTTTTGCACATCTCCATTCTTGTTCTTATGTCTTCCTCGTAGTCCTTTATAATTCCAAGTTTCCTTAGAATCTTATAAAACAGTGACTTTTTTCTCACGTCTCTTTTTTCCTTCCGTCGTTCTTTCCATTTCCGCAGCCACTCAAGCTGTGCTTGATCCTCTTGCTCTCGCCTTGTCATTTTCCAACCTCGCTTAATCTGCTTCATGCACATTCTCCTCTTCTAACAACTCAGGATTATCAAATATGTTGCCTACAACTTCTGCATCAACTAACTTGATCCAATATCCCAAGTCTTTTCTAAAATTATGGTTTTTGTCCCAGTCCACATAAAATCCGACATGGCACGTTGATGTGCTATCAAAACAACTCTGATATTCTCCGAATTTTACCGGCGCATAAGCTTCTCCAAAATGGTATTTAATTATATCCCCTTCCCATATTTTCTTTCCGTTCTTGCCGGTTAATCCTGTGTACTGGCAGACTGTATTCGGTTCAACATCGCAAAAACCAATTCCATTAATATCCCATTCATCACAAGCCGTCCCCTCGTATTCGTCAATAATCAAACCACCGACAAAAACGTGCTCAGGTTTTTGGTAACCATCGTCAAACAAATATCCCTCTACCCACTCACCATTATCTACACGTTTTCCTCTAAAAAGTATTTCTCTATTCATAATATTCAACTGCCTCCAACTTTTTTCTGATTTCTTCTCTGATATTTTCATGCAACTCATTTAAATCCCATCCGTCAGCGTATGTAAATAATATATCTTCACCATCTTCCGTAAATGGTAAACCTTGCGCTACCCAAAACTTTGTACAGCTATCAAAACCAGTATCTTTGAAAATCTCGCAGTTATACAATTCTTCTAACTGCTTTTTAGAATATTTATTCTTCATCTCCCACCTCACTTAACTACCGGAATATCCGAGAATACCACCGTAGCCCGCTCGTTTTCGGATGCCGCTACAATCACAATCTCTATGTCATCATATCCAAGCATAAATTCCGGAATGAGGTAAATTCCGTACTGCTCGACAGCTCCGTGATTATTTCTCATGTAGTCAGATACAAATTCTAACTTTTCATCCAACAGATTGTGCGCTTCCTCTTCATCGTACCGCTTTGTCAAGTGTGTGATTGCCTGCTTTATGTTCAAGCTTCCTGTCCACCAGAAAAATGGCTCGATTTCTTCGATATACTCAAACTTGCTATCTGTTATAATCTCTTTCATCTACTTCCCTCCTTCTGCTTCATCCACCTTACGTATTTTCTTGATATATTCGCGAAATGTCTGGATCGTTGAAAGTACTCCGTCATAAAAAGGATCGATTCTTTCATGTTCTGCAATTGTTGCTTTTGTTTCTGCTTCTGCCTGATCCAACCAATCAACCAAATCTCTCGCGTCTCTTTCTGTCATATCTTCTCCTTCTTTCCATTTCATCTCTTTCTTCGCAGTACATTAATCCCACGTACTGTCCATAGCTCATTCCTTCCTGTCTTGCTTTTGCATTTATCTCAGCTAATTCGCTTTTCCAAGCTGTTAGTCTCAGTCTTTTTGGCACTTGTCTGCTCCTTTCTCCTCCCTGCCGCATCCAGGGAGGAAGTCTTTGTTATCATGTTGCAGTATTGTGACATACTTTTATCTCCACGCCATTCAGCGGAGGTAACTATAAATAATTTTTCTTATATCTCGCCATCCACTCTTCTCTCGTATGTGTCTGCTCATATTCTGTCTGTGCTATTCTGCAGAGCAGTTCCCGCATTTCTCGGTTATTGTGGACCGCTTCCGGTCCTTCTTTGTGATGATTCCGACACAGATCTACCTTGAGTCCATCTGCCTCAGATAGTTCGCGCTGTCCGGATCCGAACATGATGTGATGTTCCTCTGTGTACTTCTTGGAAGAATCGTCATAGAGTATCAAACAGAGATAGCAGACTCCCTTTCTACTCTTGAGGATGCTCTTTTTATGTGATTTCCTTTTTTTCTTGCAGGCTAATTTCGGAAATGCCATGTCTGAATAATCGATGCTCATAAGATATACACCCCAACTAAGTTTTTCGGATCTCCTTGCATTCGATCAAACCATATGCACGGTTTGCATACTCCTTCAATGTCTTTTCTCAGCTCTTCTGCGGAATCTGCCAGCATGATAACGTTCGTCGGACTGCTGCAAGCATAGACTCTCGCAACATATTTATCCGGTATATCCCGCGGGTGCTTATAAATTGCAATCGATGGTATCGCTATCGCTGATAAGTCCACCTCTCGAAAGCTATGGATTATTTTGTGATTTACTGAGTTCTTCTCCATTTTCATCCACCTCTGCTTCTAACCATTTCTTCCAATATTCTGCTGAGTTCAACATTATGTGAGGCATCTCTTTCACGGATGCTGCCATGTACAGTGCCATCTTGTATGATTCCATTGTCTTCATGTATTCCCATCTGCTGCCAGCCGGATTCTGTTCTTCTTCGGACTTATCCACCGGTTCTGAATTGGCTCCCGCTTCTGTGTTTCTCGCATTTTCTTCCATCTGCTCTGAATTATCCACAGGTTTTTCCACAATCTCCACAGGCTCCGGCATTGCACTGGTGCAATTTTCCTCTTCGTACTGTCCCGCTCTGATAAAATCGCTCCGTATTTCCGGTGTTCCCCCTGCTTCCGGAAGCATTTCCGGAAAATCTTTCTCAATCTCTGTCTGTCCCGGAATGTCGTTTGGAAGCTCTAGTGGTTTCTCCGTCTCCTGTTTCTCCGGTCTTTTTGGTTTTGGCAGCTTCGCCTTCACTACCTTTGACTCTTTTCTCTTCTCTTTCTTCGGTTGCACTGGTGCAATCTGTTCTTTTTCCGGATATTTCTGTCCGTAAAGTTCCTCCCAGTTCTGTTTTGCATCTTCCTGTTCTGTGATCAGGACGAGATAGCTTAAAATATTCTCCCAAGCGTATTTCTCTTTCAATCCTTGTCTTACAACCTGCAGTATGACCTCATCCTTCTCATCGTTTAGATAGAGCATAATTCTTCCGCAGCCTTGTGGTCTTACGCTGTAAAGTTTATCCCCGTCCGGTGCTAACACTTCTTTAATCCGTCCTGTTCCTACGCTTGTTCTGACTGCCTCGTGCAGCTTCAGATACAGCTCCGGTTCATCCATGCAGATCTGATGGATTGCCTTTTCCAGATTGTCGAGTTCTTTCTGTTCTTCTTTCTCGCCTTCCAAAATAACTTCGATATCTGTGATCTTTTCCTCGCTTTCAATCTCTTCTTTGACTGCCTGGATCTCTGACTTGCTGTATGCCGGTGTCAGCTCTTCTGCTACGCTTTCCGGAAGTGTCAGCATCAGTGCCAGCTTCGCATAGCCAAATCCTTTGTAATGCTCCTGCAGTCTCGGAGAGTAACCGCCCTCCGAGAATCTGTCATTGATTCTGATATATCTTGATACCTGTGTAGCTTCAAGCTTGTATTCCGCCCGGGCGAATTCGTTTACACTGTTGTATCCGGAATTCTTTAAGATATCCGTATCTCTTCCCTGTTTCAGCAAATATCCTGTCATAACAAAATCTTCCACTGTTCTGTTCAGGACAGTGTTCATTGCTTTTTTATATTCTTCATAATCCTGGTACTGTACTAATTCCATCAAACCGCCTCCAGTTCTTTTTCTATCTCTTCTGCTTCAAGGAAATCTTCCGCTAATCCCTGAAGGACTCTTGTATTCTTTTTCTCTTCCAGCTCTGCAATATTGGCTTCTCTCTTGATCTTGCTGATCTTGGCCAACTTCTTATCTTCCTCTGTCAGACGTTTTCTGATTGCCTTCTGCCAGCTTTTCAGGAATACCCGGATTTCCTCGATTCCCGGCTCTTCGTCATAATAGCTTCTGTGCTGTCTGATTGTGCCTCCCGGCTCTACTTCAATCGTGTAAAATGGGATTCCCGGTGCTTCCTGCCTCCGTAGGAAACAGATATATGTCTCTCTGCTTTCGATCCTGTCAAAATATCGTTCACTGCTGCCGGCGCAATGATGCAGTGCACGTCCTTCTTTCACGATATCCACTAACGTGTTCGGTACAATGATCTTATACTCTTCGTCTTCGTACTCATATCGGCTCTTGATCTCTTTCAGGATCTCTTCTGCTTCCGTAAACTTCTGCCGCATTTCCTGTGCGTAGGCTTCTTTTCCCTCTGCATTGTTTTCCAGTTCTTTCAAGATCTGTATCTGCTGCCGGTCTACAACGACTTCATCATGCCTGCGTTTTAGCTCTCTTGGACGATAGACCATCTCGTCAGCCATATTTTTGCAACACGCTTCACACATACTGAGATAGTCTTTATATTCTTCAAGCACAGCTTTTGCCGTCATTCCTGCATATTGTTCTTTTTTCTGCCTTTCGATGTAGTTCACGATCTTCTGTGGACTCATATATTTTTCCAGTCCCCGGATGTCACTTGGTTCTATCTCATTTTTTATCATCCACTGCACCGTCTCTTTCGAGATCTTCTGCCCTGTCTCGTCCGAATACTGCATCCAGCGTACCATTCTGTTCCCACCATGTTCGTCACGGATCCGGTTGATCTTCTGACGGTCTTGGATTCTGAACATTCCCTCCATGCTTTCCTCTCTCATGTCCAATGGTCCGTAGTACTGTAATGGATATCCCGGATAGTCTGTACAGTCAACCGTATCTCTCAGCAGATTCCAAAAGCGTCCTTTTGCCAGGTACTCGATCTTCTGTGCATATCCTTTCATCTGTCCTGTCCCTGCCACAAGTCTGTTGTAGTTCAGTTCCATTCCTGTCTTCGATAAATGCTCCAGGACTCTTGTTGCTTCGCTGTAAGTGGTTCCGTCTAATATCTGGCCAAATTCTTCCGGATACAAGTATCCTTCTCTTGCTCTTAGGTTTTTCCGGTTTCCTTTTGTCCATCCATCCCAGGAGTCCTCATAATAGATCATGTATGTCTTCTTCAATTTTCTGTTGGAGTAGACCTTGTACAGCAGGATTCTGATTTCATCTCCAAACTCGACATAATGTCTTCCATTATCCCATCCGACCTTTGCTTTTATGATCCGGAGTACGCTCGTATCTTCATCTACCGACTGGATAAGATAACAGCTCTTCCATTTCTGTTCGATATGGTCTGTTCTTGTCTTTGCCCGCACCAGTTTTCCGCAGGAAGGGCAGAATACCATATCATTGTGCCGGATTTTCTTTTCTCCATCCTGTCGTTTGATTTCTTCCGGCCAGCTGGATTCCCCGCAGTTCGTACAGACAAATTCTTTCGTTTCCCTGTTCCGGAACATGTAATCCCCTCCTGCTGCCTGTTCAAAGAACCATTCTCTTAGATTCTTCGGACGACCTGGAACTTTTCTCATCAGGTTCATGAGTTTTATTTTCCGGTTTGTTTCACATCTTTCCCTGATCTCGCTGTTATAGCTATGTTCCAATCCGTTGATTCTCTCCCACGGGCTGTTGTTCCACGCTCTGTGTCTAATCAATTCTTTGATCCTGTTTGTGTCTTTCTCCTGCAGTTTCGGATAATCGTCATATGTTCTCCATTTCCAATCTCGCCAGTCCTCGTTCATTGCATTCAGGATACCGCCTTTTCTCCAACCATGCTGCTCTTTCCAGTACTCATGTTCCCCTGTCTCATAGTTGATACAGTACCGCACCAGCAGTTCCTTCGCCTGATAGATATTTAGAATCAGGATTTTCTCCAACTCCTGTAGCGTGGCTGTGAGTCCTTTTCCTGCCGGTTTCTTCGGTGCAACGCACTCAATCGCTTTTCGTTTCATTTCTGCACCTCCACCCATTCTCTTTCTTCTGTCATGAAATAGATCTGATGCGCTTTCGCTTGTATTCCGTCAACATTCCTCACGCCTGCTGCCACTGGCTTGCCTTTCTCGTCCTCTACGATCAGTCCGATCACGGTTCCGTATTCGCCTTTCACTTCCGGATGTTTTCCTCTTGCGATTGCTATCCTTGTCTCTCCGATTGCTTTTGACTTCTCTTTTTCTGCGTATGCACCTCTTTCTCTTTTCTCCCACGTTCTCTTCGGATGGATGATCATATATTCCATTGCCGCCATTGCAATCTCCATAAGTGTCAGTTTTCTTAATAATGTCAGCTCTGTAGATACGACCATCGAGCATCCATCTTCTTCGTCTATACTTCCGCCAGCTTCGCACAGGAAGAATTTGTTCTTTCCATCGATCGGATACCACTGCAGGCAATCCAGGATATACTCCGCCGCATGGAATCCAGTGGATCTTGTTTTGCTTTTCTCTTCTTTGTAGGTCTTCCCTTTCTCGTACTGGAATGTCCCTTTTCCGTGTTTTGCCTGAATTTTTTCGTTGAACCCTTTGTATACTCTCATTTCTTCTCACCCAGGTAATATTCCTTCACAATCTCTTTGATCTGTGCCTTTCCCGGTATGCTTATATACAACGGTGGTGTCAATCCTGCTGCCTTTGTGATCCTGTCATCCAACTGTGCTTTGTCGTTAAATGCATTCTTTAAGATCAGAGCCATGCATTCTTTCAATGACTTTCCTTTTCTTCTGACTGCAAGAGCCATTTCTTCGTCCTCTAAACATAACTGCTCGATAAAATCCGTCCAATCTCTCAATGCTCCTGTCAGACTCAGATCTTTCGCTTCCAGTTCCAGCTTTCCCATTGCCGCAAGACTCGGTGTTGTCAGTTCCTCGATTGTACCGGTGCAAAAGTCCTCTGCATCTTCCGGATCCAGTCCGTTCTCCTTTGCGATTGTCTTGATTGCTTCTAAGTCTCCCTCTTCCAACTGTGCTTTGGCTGCACGGTTGATCTCCTCGTAAGAATTAAATTCTCCAAATTTATCAAACATCTTTATACCTCTTTTCCTTGTAAATACGCTTGTAGCGTCTCCTTATACTCGCTGTCTTTTTCATACACGATTTCTATCTCGTGTTCTTTGCTCTCTTCCAGGAACAACTCCCACAGTTCCTTGTTCTGTATGTCTTTTCCATCCGACTTTCTCCACTCTGCCCGTCTCCACTTTTCCGGATTGTCTGCCTGAACCATGTCACGGATAAATGTATTCCTTGTGTAGAATATGATATGGCATGGCTCTGTAAATCTCTGGAATGCCCGGATCATAGCTAATAGTACACTACGGTTATGTGTTGTCTCTGTTTCTTCACCCTGTACGAACAAGTCCTTCACTTCTCCGTTTTGCTTAGTAAACACTAAGGCTGCACCATATTTCCCATCCCGGACAAATGGTCCTGTGACGCTTGTCTCTATGTAGACTTTCACTGTCTTCATGTCTTCAAATCCTCCTGTTCAACCGGATCAATGTGTATCTCCGGTACTTGAACCCAGTGGCCGGATTGATTCCTTCATAGCTCTTGGCAATGTAATAGCCGTTCTTTTGTTTGATCTCTTTTGGCCATCTTGCCAGTTTTTTCTTCTTTGGTGGTTTCAGTGGCATGTTCCGTGAAGTGCTGTAACTGGATTCGCTGAGTCTTGGCTTGTCCCTCTTTCCATCCTCCCTCTTTTCTCCCACCTTCTCGTTTTTGGTGATGTAGGATGCGAGCTGTGAGAAATCCTCTTCGTAGTATTTGCTTTTCTCCAGTTGTTCTGCATAGATTCCACCGTGTGGCCAACATTCCTCTACCCAGCGGATCGTATCCCGGCATCCGGTGATTACCATGTGAACGTGCCATGCTCCCTTGGTTCCCTTCTCAATGTTCCGGATCCAGCGCAATTCGATCTGTTCTTTCTTGTATCTTGTCCTTAGCTTGCTTATCAGATTCGTGAAATCCTTCTTTGCTTTCGTCATGTCCGGAGGTCTTGCCTCGACTCTGTACGTCAACGTCAGGAAGTAGTCTCCCTTTCCAAAGTACTCCAACAATCTGTGTCTGGCTGTCTCTGCCTTATTCATTGCGTTCACTACCGCCATCTGCTCCGGTGTCGGCTTTCTCTTCTTTTCTCTTGGCAGTCCCCTTGCTCCATACCGCCCATCATGGTATTCCTTCACCTCCAGGATGTCTCCTTTCCGGAAGGTGTGTGTAACTCTCTTCGTTGCCATCGTATACCTCTATCTTTAATATCTTAATCGAGTATTAAAATGGGGCAGAACCCCCCGTTTTTCTTGACTTCCTGCCCCACAGATGTTAAGATAATAATGTCTTTAATATCTGCGAGACAAAAGTCTTGCATTCAACACTTCCGTTACCTCCGGAAGTGTTATTTTTTTATCTGTTTTCCCAGCGTCCTTGCGATCGAATTCAGCGCGTAGAAGCTTGCTGATACAGCTAGTCCGATCAGAACGCGCTCCAGCGTTGACTCCGGTGCTTTGACTGATATGGAATATGTAATTGCTGCTCCGGAAGCATAGAAGATTCCACCAAGCATTCCAACGCCTGTGATAAACCTTGTTCTCCAAAGGCTCATTCTAATATGATGTAATCTCCTTTGTTCTTCTTCCTGGCGTACTCGTCCGCTTCTTCCAATGTCCCAGAGCAGCAGCCCAGTTCCTGTGTTTTCGTCCACCTGATAATCCATATGTGGTCTTTCTCCCTTCTTCCTCTTTTCTGGCTCATTTCTCATTCTCTGACATAACTCTGGCCAATCCATTCATGAGGAAATCTTCGTACTGCATCCGTTCTTCCTCCGATCTCAGATCTGGATAAATTGCCATCCGGATCAGCTCTGCTGCCTGTTCCCCGGTGAACTGCCAGTCCTTTTCCTTTTCAATCTGCTCAATCAGGCTGGAACGGAAAAACTTGATCTTCACTTCCCTGTTCGGAATGTCCTGCAATTTTCCCGGGATCAGACTCAGTAACCTTCTTTTGTATAAAGCAAATTCTCTCTGTTGCATGCTTGTCCTCCTTTCCACCGCCTAAGCGGTTTTATCCTTTCTTGATCTCAGATGCTCGTTTATGATAGTTGATACATCATTGATCACTTTTTCATGCTCTTTTTCGCTTTTCCCCAGATAAGCTGAATCATCGAATTTATATGTGCATCCGCTTTCTGTCTTTTTGATCTCTACGATCACCTGCATCACCTCCTAGAAAAGTTTATGTGTTACAGTTTGTACTTGTTGCTATTTATTCCGTAATTTCCCATGATTCAGAAAGTAGCTCTCTCGTTGTTGGTTGCCATCCTTTGACCGGGTGGCTTCCATCTAATTTCATTAATGTACATGTCCCTGCTGTCTCCACTTTTACTTTTACCCTTGCAGTTGGATTTTCTCTCATGCATTTTTTCTCCTGCAATGCTTTCTTAGATGCTTCGTAGATATTCATCTTTCCTCCCCCTCCTTCTTGTCTTTTCCATTCTTTTTCTTTATACTGTTTACATAAATATCCCAATATCACTACAAATGAGGTGTTCACTTATGCAAATGCTAAACAGAAATAGTAAACGTTTTATCAAATTTCTTAAAAAATCGTCCCCTGATTTCGATAATCGTGTATTCACATATGATTTCATAGAAGATAATTACGATCGACCAATCGAATCCGTCTACGCCACCATCCGCTTTTTAAAGAACAATGGTTTCCTTGAAACGGCAACTATGAACGAAACACCTATAGGCATCATTCTTACAGAGCAGGCTGTTTATTATATGGATTTTATTGCTATTGGTATAAAATCTTTCTTTTTCAGAAACATCTGCACACCCATACTTGTTTCTTTTATCACTACACTTATCACTTTGTGGTTAAAACAACAGTTATGATCGCCGTTACCATACTTAAGAAAATGGTCCATATCATTTCCATGATCTGGTTATTCCGTTCTTCAATCCAGTCTGGTTTCTTTGGTTCTTCTGAAATATATGTAATCTCAACGCTTCTGCCATGATCCTTTTCTTCGGATCTTGGCATTTCTTTATTTCCATTATTTTGTTTTGGCATCTCTCCCTACCCCTTTTCATTTCTTATTCTTTTTTCTCTACTGGCTCTTCTTTATAATCTCTATCTTCCTCATAAGAAAACATATCTCCAATATCACACTCTTCGTACACTTCTTCTGTGGTGTAATATTTCGCTGTATCATATTCCCCCTCATCGTTCCTTTCTGTTGCTTTAATCCAAATGCACCATCTGTCCGGATAGTGATAAAACATCGGAATATAAGTCGTATAAGATGATTTTCCATTTGTATGAATCATCGGAGTCATTATCATAATTGTTTCTTCTGGCTGATAGTCTTTCTTGTAAATCTCACCTTCTGTTATTTTGGAGCTGCATCCTGTCAATAAAACAGAACTCATTAATATAACAGCTATGTATTTTTTCATTTCTTCCTGATCCTATCAAATCTGTTTTGCATTCTTAGTCCACAGCAATTTTTTAACACTGATTGCAAAGAAAATTTCTAATCTACTTCTCTTATTACAGAAGCATCTCCTGTACACTCTTTTGTTCTATCCAGTATTTCAATTGCTTCATTTCTTGTTAAATTTTCTTTGGCGAACTTATTTATAATGTATTTGACAAGTTCGCCTATTTTTTCTCCTTCCAACAGTTTTCCATCATTCATGACTACATCACTAAACTCAGGCAACTCTTCTCACCTCTCTTGCTATTTTCTATTTCTTCTCCTATACTTTCCTTACGGACTCAAATCACTCTTGGGAGTATGACATGACAAAAGAATTGAAATAATAGTGCTAATATTGAAACAACCAGTGCTACATCTGAAACCGTTATTTTTGACGGTTTCTTTTTCTTTCTATCTTTTCTCATCTCTTCTCACCTCACTTCCTGTCTACGCTCTTGTTATTTCTTCCCTTTTCTCTTATACTTTTCTTACAGGCTCCTCCAGAGCTGAGTACAAAAGAAAGGAGTTTTATTATGAATAACGACGATTTAGTTCTTATAGAGAATTTCAAATCTCTAATGCGCCGCGCCATGTTGTTTGCTCAATACTCACATGATTATGTCTTTGATGAAAAGATCGATAATTCTGTAGCTGTTGCAAATTTAAATTTTGCCGCATCTAAATTTGCTTCTGCAGAATCTCTCTACTATTCTTGTATCAACGTTTTAGAACGTGAAGAAGCAGAAGACATTTTCCATCTTTTCGACGCATATATGCAAGAATTACTAAACAACTATCGTGATAATCATTCACATCAATGGACAGATATCGAATTCCAGCGACTCAAAGAGTTTTTTGATTCTTCCGTTTTTGCATTTGAGAATGATTAATTTCTTTAGGGGAGGTTCTGCCTCCTCTAATCTCATGTAGAATTTCATGAAGCAGCGCTGTTTGATACATAATTTCCTTTCCTATGATTGAATCCGGATCAATGTATACCTGCTTTCGTCTTTTTTTCTTTTCTTTATCGATTTCATCCCTTTGCCTTTTTGCAAACAATGAGATTTCCTCGTAGATATTCATCTCTTCTCACCTCTCTTTCTCTTCTGTTTCAAACAGGTAGTCTAAATTGCCGTCAATGTTATCACCCAGTTAATTAACGGCCAGTTAGGTCTTTAAGCAGATTTCTTACAACGAAATTAATACATACACGCATTTCTTCTTTATTTGGATGTTTATATTGATTTTTTTCGTTGTAATAAATCAATGCTAAGGTTGCTACCCGCCATTTAATCCAGTTACATACTGAAATTAAAATGATTATCGTAATAAATACTTTCATCTCTTCTCACCTCACTTGCTATTTTCTATTTCTTCTCCTATACTTTTCTTACAGGCTCCTGCCAGAGCTGAGTACAAAAGAAAGGAGTTTGCTTATGATAACTTTTGATTTTGATTCATCCGGATTCGATGATTTAATTGATGATCTTCAATATTTCGAAATTGATTGTCCTGAATGTGAGCAATCTTTTGAAATCTCTTTAGAAGATATCGTTAATGAAGTGAAGTGTGCTCTCGGCGCATCCGCTTCCATCTGCCGCATCAAGAGTGTATTCGCATCTCTTGTTAATAGGAGGATGTCCGGAAGATCTATCTGTTTCAGTATATCCACCATGTTCTTGATTTCTGCTTCTTTCTTTTCTTCTAAGTTCAGCATGCAAATTTCTCCTTTCTGTTATAAGTTGTTGCGGACTGCAAATTGCCTCTAAACAGGCAATGACTTCTCCACAATGTCTGCCTATTTAGAAAAGGAATTTTGATGTTCCGGTAACTGTCAACTCTGCTCCAATGCAGTCCGCCGTTCTGTTGTAATGGCATTTGTTTTGTCTTTACATGGCTATTGTATGCCATCAAATAGCTTTTATCAATGTTTTTTGTTGTTTTAATAGCTTTTTGTTGTTTTAAAGACTTTTTTGTTGATTTTCTATTCTGAGTGCTGTATAATCAGAATCAGAAAGCGAGGTGAGTATACGAAATGAACGAACGAATCAAACAGTTGCGAAAAGTTTTGGATTTAACGCAGCAGAAATTTGCCGATAAACTAGGCGTCAAAAGAAATACCGTCGGTCAATGGGAATGTGGCATTAATGCCATTACTGACAGAGTTATCTTTTCTATATGTAGAGAATTTGATGTAAGTGAAGAATGGCTTCGGACTGGTGAAGGTGAAATGTTTGAGCAGCTGACGGAGCAGCAAAAAATCATGAAATATACTGCTCTGCTTTTGAAAGATAAGAATTCAGTCATTGCAAATGCTATCCAAACGTTAATTGTTACATATGAGCAATTAGATGATGTGAGCAAAACAACATTGGAAAAGATTGCTTTGCAGTATATCGACAACTTAAAAAAGAGCCAGTAAAAACTGACTCTTTCAAATTACTTCTGCAGGTAATTCTGGATAAATACCAGCACTTCCCGTACCTTATCCAAGGGTTCCTTTTGAAGTAATTCAACAATAAAGTTGATATCCTGTTGTTTTTTGTGATCATCTTTATTCATATGTAAGTCCCTCCGTTCCCAGCAAGAACACGTTCGAAATCCCTTGGTTCAATGATACGACAACCGTTTCATTATTTCAATAGTTTTATCGAACATTTGTTCTTTTCTCTGTTTACTTGTTACTATTATGCAAAATAAACACTGGTTTTGCTGGAAACTTACGGGATATTTTTCAATCGTCCACTATAGTGGACACTTATTGATAATCTGATTCGTACAGGTCTGAAATCTTACATTTCAAGCCTTCTGTCAGCTTCTCAAGCGTCCTGATCGTTGGATTAGAATCCTCGTTCATGACCTTCTGAACTGCCGATTTTGTTATGCCCGACAAAATCGCTACCTGGCGAACGGATAGATTTCTTTCGTACATGATTTTTGCTAATAGTATTTTCATACTGTTATTTTGCTTAATTATACAAAAATTATGTTTGGAATTTTGTGGTATAACCGCCCATTAGTTTGTACGGATTGTTCTATGGATTGGTCTAACTATATTTACTAAAGAAAGTGAGGTTGATTGCATATGGAATTCAACGAAATCATCAAACAATTTTCAGAAAGGATTATTGCTTTAAAGAACAATGTTTCTACCGAAGAAGCTACAAAAATGTCTCTCGTAGTTCCACTTTTCCAGATTCTCGGATACGATGTATTTAATCCTTCCGAATTTTGTCCTGAATATGTAGCAGATGTCGGAATTAAGAAAGGCGAAAAAGTAGACTATGCGATTCTTGACAATGGACAGCCAACCATTTTAATAGAATGTAAAAGTTGTTCTGAACAACTCGATAAACATTCTTCTCAATTGTTTAGATACTTTGGTGTATCTCCTGCAAAATTTGGAATTCTTACTAATGGTATTATATATCGTTTTTTCACTGACCTCGAAGAATCAAATAAAATGGATCTTGTCCCATTTCTTGAAATTAATATGCTCAATTTAAAAGATTCTTCAATAAATGAATTAAAAAAATTTTCCAAGGAGAACTTTTATAAAGAAAAAATTTTT